CAGGGTGGCCAGCTTGATCTTGTACTTCTGCTGCATGATCTTGGCCGCGGCCTCGATCTGCATGGCCAGGACGCCCAGCTCACTTTCCAGCTTGTCTTTCAGTTTCACCATGAATTTTTCTCCAATAATTTTTTGCAGCCAATGACATTTTTTCCCTTGCCTCTAAAGATGGATTACTGCAAGCTATTGATAGCTTTCTTTTGGTTTCATCAGACGTTGGTTTTTTTCGTATTCCCCGTTTGGCATCGGACATTTTCTTTTTGGTTTGTATTGAGTGATGCCGACCATACATGGGGTGCTTTTCTCCAGAATTAATTTCCGATAAATGCCTCTTTTGTTCATCGGTAAGACGCTTCCCCCTATTAGCCAATGACATTTTTTCTATCGTCTGCGGCGAATGATTGTGCTTGCCCTTATTGGACTCGCTCATTCTCCTTCGCAGATCATCAGATGGGTTTATTAATCCATCCCCACCTTCGGTCAAATTATATCCGTGCGGTGCCCTCGAATCGAAAAAAGATATATAGTGCTTCTCTCGCTCAATAAGCACGTCCCCGAACAAACATTCCTCAATAACGTCCCATCTAAAATTATCACTGCCATATTTGCTTATGGCTTTGTGAAAATATATATTGCTCCCCTTTCTCGCAAACGATAGGTGTTGCGATTTTCTAACAGATAAACGCTTTTCTGTTTTGCCAATATAAATTTTCCCGTTAATCAAATTAGTGGTTCTGTAGATAATCATTTCGTTTTCGACTTCGACCTCAGATAGTTGCCAAAATTTGCCCCCTCATTCAGCGCCCGTTTGACCATAGGCCGAATCTCTGCCAGCACCTGACCAGGAATGCCAGCCAGCCCCTGATCGTCGATCCTGGGGCGAATGAACACCTTTTCTATGGCTTCACCAGCCTGGTCCTCTATCAGTCGCACCTTCAGGCGATAACCCCTCACGACTTCGCGCATGATTCCCTCACTTCTATTTGATCGTCCGCATTCCCGACGTTGTTCTTGGCCGTACCCTGCGAGCAGGTGCCGATGATGTTCAGCCATAGGATGTTCTTGGCTACCCGGGCGCACTCCTCGATGTAGTCGAAGTCCGACTCGTACCTGGGCGTCAACCACTTGTGCGACGCTTGGTCGTAGACATCCTTCCTGACCAGGATGTTCGGCCCGGCAATCTCGGCCACCTTCAGAATGCGCCGATTCCAAAAGAACGGCCTTGGCAGCACCTTGTCACCCAGCTTGCACTTGAAAACAATCATGTCGATTGACGGGTCGGCTGTGGTGACATCCCTGATCTTCTGCACGAAATCAGGCATGGCCAGCATATCGTCATCGTCAAGCTGCAGGACATAACGCCCATTTACCTGCGGGGCCGCATGGTGGATCAGGTAGCCGACTGCAGTAGCCCTCTCCCTGCCCGTTCCCGTAGGCTCCACTGCCGGCTTCAGGATCAAGTGCTGGATGTCCCTGTCCGTCTGCTCCTGGACGCATTGAATGTTCCGCTTCAGGCATTCAGGCCGGCCAGGATGGGCCCGGGTCAGGATGGTCAGGAAAAAGCTCATGCCGTCCCCCTGATCAGGTCAAAGTTCTTTCCCCACAGTAACCCGCGCTGCTGCCTGATGAAATACCGCTCGATGTCAGGCAGCCCCGCTTCGCGCACGATCTTGGACGTGGCGTCAGTGTCCATCGTCCTGCGCTCGAAGTGAATGACTTTCGCATCGGGAACCACGAAACAGCGATTGACCGAAAGTGCATAATCGGGCAGCTCCACGTCTCCGCTGTAATTCACATAGTCGGGGCACAGCACTTGCCGCCCCGGGAAGCGGTCGATGAACTTGCTCCCAATGAATGGAAAGGCCATCGCCCAGCCCGGCTTATGCCCCGTATGGGCGTGGGTGTAAGTATGATTCGTGCCGAGCACCCCATCACCGTCCGAGAACAGCCGCTCCATTTCAGAGACCAGCACTTCGATGGTGTCCCTGAAAACGCAAACATCATCCCCGACAGCGAACAGATGGCCGTCCATCTTGGCGATGGTATTGATGCAGTGGATCCAGCCCCTACGATTCGGGTCGAATATAACCTCCACCCGCTTGTCCTTTTTGTACATCTCCCGCAATTTGCCGGCCATCTCAGCCTGTTCCTGGACCAGGACGACGATGCGGATGTGCTCGTAGGTGCTGGTTAGGAAGGTGTCGATCGTGTCCGTGATATGCGGTCTCAGGCCCAGCGTCGGGATGGCCACGTTGACCATCGTGCTGCCTTCAGCCTTGTGCACCTTGGCATTGCACTCGATCGGCATATAGTGATTGTCCAGCTTCTTTTTCAGGTCCAGCCACTGTGCATTGTAGTGCTTCTCGAAGTATTTGCCGTTCATTTTTTAACCACCATGCCGATCCCCATCTGCCGCCCCAAGTTTCCAAATTGGAATTGGCTGGAGGCCGGCGGGTTGAAGTTGTGAATCTCCATCAATATGTTATCCCGGTCTGTCGCCTTCAGGTCTTTCCAAAATTCTTTTACCATGACCTTTTCCCTTTCTTCTGGAATCCAATCGGTGGCAATATCGTGAATGACGATAATGTGCCGAACCAGCGGGCCAAATATTTTATAATCAGCCTCCACACCCTGATAGGTATGGCATCCATCAATGAAAAGAAGATCAATCGGCCTGCCGTGAAGCATGACCCCCAGGCGGGCCAACGTGGCTTGGTCCCGGGAATTGCCGATTATGTCCGCTGGACTTTGAGTGTCTTGATCAATCCCGATATATTCAGCACCCACGATGCTTTCGTAAAATTTCTTCTGATGGCCCTTCCAAATTCCTATTTCTACCACGATAGGATGGTCTACGCCCCGGGATTTGAAATATGCCGAAATGAATTCCATAAAAGCCTTCCATTCGGCTGGCCGCTGCCCGAAGTCAGCAAGGGGGAACGAGTTGATGATCTGATCAAACAGTTTTAAGTTCATGCGGCTCTCTCCTCTCGGCGTGTTTGCGCCAGTATAGTTTCATGTTTCGTTCTCTCAGCTTGTCCATCGTCTCCTTGTCAAACGCACTCTTGAATGTCGCCCCGTGCTTGTGGTAGACAAAGACATTCAGCAGGATGACGGTTTTCCAGCCGGCCAGCCGGGCCCGATCGCAGTAATCGTCATCATCCCCATACCCCGGGCTAAAATCGTCATCCAGCAGCCCGACCTGCTTGATCATCACCTTTGACATGAGCACACAAGAGAACGGGACGCAGGACGCCGTGATCTCCCGATGCAGCCCTGACGGCAGGGCGTTGTGATACTCGGCAGGGTCGCCGATGCCAGCATAGCCCGTTATCGGCAGGATGCGCGGGCTCTGGTAGCACTGGATCTTCCCGGTATCAGTCAGCACCCCGATGACCCCCGTGCGCGGGTGAGTGCGCTGGAAGTCCAGCATCTTGTCTAGCCAGCCAGCCGTCACCACGACGTCGTTGTTCAGCAGGACCAGGTGCTCGCTGACGCTGGCCCTGATGCCTTGATTGACAGCGCGGATGAAGCCCTCGTTGCGCTCGTTGCGGATCAATCGAAACTTGGCCCCGCTGTCCTGCAGGTACGCCTTGATGCGATTGAGCTCCCCCATCTCGCTGCCGTTGTCGATCCAGATGATCTGATAGTTCGTGGTATGCTTCTGCACAGCCCCCAGGCATTCGATCATCATGCCCGAATGGTCTTTGCCGCAGATTATTATGTCTGTCAATTCCACCCCCACACCAGGCCAGCGGTCTCCCTGGCCTTTATCAGCGCCATGTCCTCGCGCTTGTGGATGCGCCCGTCCTGATGCGTCTGATCCATTTCCTCGGGATGATTGCAGGGATGGTTGTGGATCACCACCGCCCGCGGCTCCTGGTAGAACGCATCCCTGCCCTCACCGTACTTGATGCGCTCGCACAGCCAAAGGATCTCCTGACAGGCGAATAGAAAGTACCCGGGAAAGAACGGCTGCTTGTTAGGGAAGCGATTCAGGAACCGTTGCCCCATGAGCCCCACCCCCGTCGGGTGGAATGGGCTGCCCTCTTGCATGAACCCGATCACCCCGTCACCGTCAGGGAAATGGTCTATCATGGCCTTTACCGCAGATTCGATGGCGCCCGGCTTGAACTCCATGTCATCCACAGCCCACAGCATCCCGTCAGGGCACAGTTGCGCCTCGTAGTTTCGCAGGGCCACGCTGCCGTTGTGCCCCTCGAAGTAGCTGGCCGTCACTTTGGCGTTGCCCTTGAAATGCTCGTAGGTTTCCATATCGCCATCGGCCAGGATGCGGGGATAGATGGCCACCCCCCACGCCTGGCCCGGGATGGTCGCCAGCAGCCGCTCCAGCTTGGCAATGCGCCCCCTGGTCGGAATCAAGATGTCTAGTCTATACATTTTTCTTCCCCCTGAACTTTCGGCTCGCTTGCCATTGGATGATCACCGGGTTTAGACACGGGTTCGCCTCGTCGAAAATATAACTGTATTCAGTAGGCAGGTTCACGAACTTGACCTTATCGGTAGCCTGTTCTGCCACGGCCTGAAGGTTCATCTGTTCCTGCTCGCAGCGAAACTTGTCCTGCGGCTCCTGATTCAGCGTGATCCAATCATCAACCAGGACCTTAATCGCCTCGCAGTTCTTGAAATAGACCACGTTGCTGACCAGCTTGCGCCCCTGGTAGATCCGCGCCGCTAGGTTGCCCGGGATGTTGCCGAGCAGCGACGGGTACTGCAGCACCTCTGCATCGGCATCCATCCAGACAATATCCTGGTCCGGGAACTTGTTCAGCATATTGCGTACGAAGTCGGCCTTGAAAAACGTCTCCCGCTGCCAGTCCTTGTAATCCTTCGACGTGCGGTTGATCTTCTGCATATAGTGATTCAGCCCGAACTTCTCCAGGGACCGCTTCAGCCTCATGGCGCTTTCCATATAGTCCAAGGTGTAGAAGTTGACCACGATGTACTTGTCATGGCCTGATTGCTTGTCGACCACGTTCCCGAACGGGAAGCACCTGATATTCGAGCTGGGGTTGGCGTTGATGACCTGGATGCCGGCGCTCTTGATAATTGGCGCAGCCTGATTGAACCCATCAATCCATGAGCGCGTCACCGGGTCGCACGACCTCATCGGGTAGCCATCGTGGAAATGCGATTTGCCGTGATCGTGCCCCATGTCGAACCCCAGGAGGACGATTGGATTGCACCCCAAGGCGACTGCCGTCATCATGGCTGCGTACCCACTGTTTCCCCCGCTGTAAATACCCTTCTCCAGTGACATGGAAACCCCCCATTTGCCAAGCCAGCGAACCATGTAAATATCAGGCTGAAAACGATAGCAGTGCGAATCCAGCCATACCTTCAGCCCCTTGAACTTGTCGTAGGCTACCAGGCATTCAGGCTTCATCCTGTCCCGCTTTTCGTGATACCACTCATAGAGCCGCGAGTCCATGCTGAACATCATGTCGGCCCACGGCACGACCTCGATAGCCCTGTTGACCGCGATAATGCGCTCGGCGCCCCGCAGCATCTCCCAATCGAACCCCGTTAGGCTGGGCCCACCGCCAATGACAAAGCAGCGTTCCCCCTTCCATGCCATATCGGGCAGGACGCTCGACAGCCAGGGAACGCCCCTACTCGGTGACATTTCCTTGGTTCTGTTCACCCTCGGGGGTGCTGAAATACTTGCTCAGATCGAACCCCTTGCCCTGCATCTGCTTGGTCTTGGCGGTATTGTCCAGCAGCATTTTCTCTGCCGTTTCCTCATCTGGGCAATCGGAGTTGAACATCATGTAGAACTGCGCCAGGGAAATCAGGCCGTGCTGCAGGTCCCATTCGGCTTGCCGGCGCTTCTCCATCGGGTCGATGTAAATGTCCATCTCGGCATAGTCGATGCCGAACTCGACCTCAGGGATGGCCTTGTCGCCGTGGTAGGCGTTGTACACCGTGCGGATCATCTTGCACAGCTCAGCCTCCATGTTACGCAGGAACGGCATATGCCCTTCGCGGATCTCACGCAGGCCACGGTTCTTGAACGCCAACGCCCTGCCGCTGGATTCGTCGGGCGACGCGGCGAACATATCGACACTCAGGCCGTAGGTGCCGAGAAAGGCGTTCATGTCGGCCTTGATGGTCTCGTCGAGCTGGGCGAAGTCACCCTGCAGGTCGATGACGCCGATCTCCGAGCCCTCGCCCCAGAACTTCATGGCGTAGGACGGGTCACTCAGCATCTCGCTGGGGATGTCCTTGGCGTTCATGGACTTGATCCACATCTGCTTGAACGATTGCCACTTGAACAGATAATCCTTCAGGGTCCGCTTCAGCCCGATGGTCTTGGTCCCCCCGATCAGGTCGCTGCCGCCGGTCTTATTCCAGAACATCGACGGGATGGGCTCCAGGTGCAGGAACACGAAGGGAATCACGCCGTAGGGGTTCTTCATGTCCTCGTTGTCCTCGGGCGCGTAAGCATTGCCCTTCTCGTCGAACAGGAAATGCTCCGTGTCGCTCCAATAGACGTTCTTCTTTTCGGCCTTGAACTTGTCATCGATGTACTCGATGGGATAGTAGACAGCCTTCGCCCGCTCGGGATAATCATCGTGCTGCATGACGCTGGTGTTCGCCGGAGTATGCAAGTCCAGGGTGATCTTGTCCTGGTCGGCATCCCAACCCACGCGAATTGCCACGTCATTGAGCAGGGTGCCGTACCGCTCCACCCGCTTCATAAATTCGTCGATGTGCAGGTACTCGTAGATGCCATCCAGTATCTCATTCTCCTGCGTGTCCCTGACCGGCGGGTCCTTGTAGAGGATGCTGACATCGTTGACCACCTTCTTGACGATGTTCTGCGAGGTGTTTTTCGTGATCTTGATGTTCTTATAATTCTCGGGGTGAAACTGCGCGGCAAGCAGGTCCTCGAGCACGTCCTCCCAATCATCGTGGTAAATAGCCAGCCGCTCATTCGCCGCGTCCTGGCGGGCCTTTTCCTCGCGTCCCTTGGCCTCCAGGTATGATCTCAGTACCATCTGTTCCGATTGCCCTTTCCATAAATCAATCATGCTTTCCTCCTCAAATGCTCTGGAATGACAAGCCCATTCAGTACGATGGGGTGCTTGTTTATCATGTAGTAGCGGGCGGCGTCGATGGGATGGTCATTCTTGCCATCCTTCTCAGGCTGATTGCTGATTGCCTTGCCGTCCTTGGTTTGCGGGTAGTGCAGTTCATAGAACGCCGAAACGACGCTGGTATATTCACCCTGCTTGCGGTGCTTTAGCGTGTCAGCGAAGTACAGCAGCTTGCGGTCCAGGCGGTTGTCCAGCAGGGAAATGCCGACCTCGATGCGCGTCAGGGCGGGGTCGCGGGTGTAGAACAGGGAGGACCCCGGGAACGCATCCCTGACCTTGCTGATGTCCGTCTCGTAGGTATGCGTGTTCCCGCTGTCGCCGGCAGGGTCGCAGGTGATCATCATGGGGTCGCCGTAGCCCCGGGCCTTGATCTTGACGATTAGATCGTCGATCAGGATGTCCTCGGGCAGAATCGCGTCGAACACCACATCCCGATCCTTCTCGAATTCGGCGAGGAACAACGCTGCCGGTCGACGTCTGCCGAAGTCGATTGACAGGTCGTAAGGCTTCTGCGTGGGCTTGATGTAGGGGATGATTAGCAATTCACTCATGGACTTGAAAACATTACCCGTCATCTCTACCAGCATTCCCTCGATTTCCTGGAGAGCGAATTGGCCGGAATAACTACCGATGATCAGTTGCAAATAATCCTTTGGCAGGTGCTTGTTTTCGCGGCTCGAAACGTCCTTTATGATGGCCCGTAAATCCTTCAGCTTGGGATCGGTCGTGAGCGCCTCTACGAAATAATCGTCAATCCAGTTTTTGCCCCTGCCCGTGGTGGTGCTGAATATCAGGCGCGGACCGTCCTTGTGCCTGACACGACCGATGACCGTTTGGTACGCTTCAAGGGATGAAAAGGCGACTTCATCAAACCAAAGCCACCCGACCTCGATGCCGCGAATGTTATTGAAGTTCTCCAGGGAGCGGTAGTAATGGCGACGCCCGTCAATGTAGACGTGCTTTTTCTGTTCATTGAAATCAACATCAAATCCAACCTTTTCCCACCCCTCACGCGCTTGCTGCAGGGTGCTGTCCCATAACTGAGAGTAAGTGTTCGCGCAAATCAGGCCGGGGCAATCGTACTCATTGGAAAGCATGGCCGCGGTAAAGGCCCCGGCAAACGTCTTGCCTGATCCGATGCCCCCCACAAGGATATTCTCCTTGATCTGCCGGTCCATGATGTTGCAGTAAAATTCCAGTTGATGCGGGAGAAGCTCGACAATCCTTTCCTCACTTGTCGGCATCTTCGGGTTTATCTTTGTATTTGCAGATGACTATCTTTTTGGGAATTACGTTTTCGATCTTTACCTCAGTCTTGAACATCCCCAGGTGTTTGCCTATCAATTCCAGGTTGCCCGACTTGTCGACCAGCTTGACCTTTTTCAGCAAACCGATGGCTGTCTTTTGGTCGCCGTCCGCTCGGTCGAATATCTCGGTCACTTCCAGCCCTGAGATGGCACGGCGCACGGTCTCAGGCATATCCCTGACCAGCTTCAGTGAGCCGTCATCCTCGAACAGGTCCTTGATGTCCAGGAAAGCCGCATGGGCCAGCTCTTGAATGACACGATCCTGAGTTATCCCTGTCCGTTGCCCCCGTTCAGCCTGGGCCCCGGCAATGGCAGCGGCAATACCAACATTTACCAACAAACGCGGACCTGTCTGATTCGCAGTTTTGGAGTTGTATCCCGCCCGTATAGCCGCCTTGGTAGCGTTCAAGTCAATCAAGTATTCCTGAACGAAACGGGATTGCTTGGGATTGAGGCTCATTGCCCCGGCACCTTGAACCTGAACAGCTCCCATGTCACGCCCGCGCCCACATAGGGACCGCCGAAGCCGTAGCCGACTTGGGGGCCGACAACCAGCCGCTTGCGCTTGTCCAGGGTGAGCATTACAACGCGCTTGGTCAAGTCTCCAATGGTCTTGGCTGATTGCTCGTCTTTCGCCATCCACTCGGCGAGCTCGGCATCCTTGATGGCCAGTTGATCCAGCCGCAACTTATCGGCCTTGACCAGTCGCTCGTTGTATTCGTAGGAAATGGAGCCCAGGAATGAGCTGCACTCCTCGAGTTTCGCCCGGGTCTCGGCCAGGGTGCCGTCCTTGAGGACCAGCGCCTTTTGCTTGGCCACGACCTTGGCGGCCAGGACTTTATTGCCTTGCTGTAAGGTAACAGCCTCTGCGGTCAGCGCAGCATTCAGCGGCGCATACTTGGCGATGATCTTGTTGCGGTCGGCCCGGTGCTTGGCAACAGCCTGGTCGGCCACGAGCCCGGCAATCACCTCATCGTTCGCACGGTCCAGGGCGCCCATCAGGTAGAGGATCACCCCGATCGCCACGATCAGCGCCATCAGGGGCCAGTATTTTTTCAGGAAAGCCGCCATCTGCCATCTTCTCCTTGCGTGTAGCCGCATTTATGCTCGCCCATTATTTTTTCAACTCCCCCAATAATGGCTTCAGATTGACCCCACCTTCAGAAAACACCTGATGCAATACAACTGCAAGGGTAACAATGTCGCGGTGCTTGAGTCTCAATTCTGTGT